CTCGGCATTAGAGCGACCGATGATGGTGAAGTGCCGAACATCAAAGCAACAGGTATCTACGTACCCTCACGGCTGGCTATACCAGCAGGTGAGGGTGGCGAGACTACTCTAAGCCAGTTTGGGGGTAGTGAGTGATGAGCGGTTTCAAGGCTCTCAAGGAGAAGGAAAAGGAAGAGTCCAAGGCTCTCGAAACTGCCCAGAAATGGAAGAAGGACCTCAAGAATGACCTGAAGAAACCAGCCATGCCAGTACGAGACAACCAGTTAAATCCGACAATCACAACAAAGCGTTCTGGCGAGGAATGGTTCGCTGAGGAAGTAGCGCCCATAACCGGCGAGTTCGGTGGTGTGGTAGGCGATGACGGCACTGGGAAGACGGCAATCATACTGGATAGCATCCCAAAGGGCTCATGCTGTCTCATCATCGACTTCGATGGTGGCGGTGCAGCACTCCGTGACGCCTTCTACACCGACCGGCGTGACGAGTTCAAATGCGTGAACCCCTGGGTGATGCAGGATGAAGCCAGAACGGCTTACGACTACCCCTCAACCCACGACAAGGTCATGGACATAGGCAGAAGGGCTCTTTCTTGGGCTAAGGACCAACTAGAGCCCGGATACGAAGGGAAGCGCCTAAACACGGTCCTAGTGACCGCTGTGGACCTATGGGACTCCGTCTCCATGGCCTGCATGTTCATCGAAGACCTCGGGACAGCCCCAGACGGCATTGGGGCCAAGATTAGCCCCCATGAGAAGGTGGGCATGAGGTTCAACTGGCAGATACGCAGCACCCGCTTCCACCAACTGACATCCCTATGTCGGGAACTCACCCGTCTTGGGGTCAATGTGTTCTACGAGACACACTGGAAGTACGAGCAGAAGGCAGACGGCTCCCTAACGGGCCAGAGGACGCCTAGATGGGAAAAGCAGATGGCAAACTACCTCTATACCATCATTGAGATGGACAAGAAACAGGTCCGTGACGATGATGGGCGTGCAACAGGGGAAACTCGCTATGAGGCGACCTTCTCCAAGGCCAAGACCCGGTCTGACCTTCTGGACAAGACCAGGCTGGTCATGACCACGCACACAGACAAGGCACTGAAGTGGCACGGTCTACCTGAACTCAGGGGGGCATGAAGTGACTTGTAAGCATTGTAATGACCTAGGTGTTCTAGTAAGGGTCGTTAATACCCTCCATGGTAAGGACTTCCGTGCAGATATGTGTGAGTGCGAAGAGGAAGCAATTTACCTCCAGCAGATGAACCGAAAAGACTATATATACGATGTACGCGAGGCCGCGGCCAAAACGGCCAACTGCTCTAAGGAGGGGGGCGAATCGCCCGAGTGAATCTTGGGAAGGCTGCTCTCACATCGTTCTTGACAGGATTCGGACCAGGTGTGGGGGACCTACGACTCAAGGCAGGGCAGATGTCCCTGTCGGGGACTGTGGCTCTCCCCACGCACATGTTGCACAACAGGGTGAGTGCTAATGTCGAAGACTCTGGTGAGATAGTGATAGCAGACCTCCCTAAGGTCCTCGCGTTCACCAAGACCCTACCGAAGGACGCTCTGGTGACTCTATGGCAACCGAAGAATATTCCTCTGAGACTCATCTCAGGTAAGACCACACTGACACTACCAACTACAGATTACGTGCGCTCCCATAAGAGCGTGAAGAAGGCCATGGCTCTAGTGAGTGAGGCTGAGAGCAACCACTGGAAGTCATGGGCTGGACGGGCACTGACCTGCTACGGTAAGGTCAAGGTGCAAGACCTGTTCCAAGTGAAGTCCATTGAGAGAGTGGTTGGTAAGGACGCCCCCATTGACGCTGAGTTCGACACTGAAGACTCACTCTGGACACTCAAAGTGGGGCACAAGGGGGGTGCCGAGATGAGCATAGGCATAGACATAGAGGACTGTGATGGTCCCAGTGAATCATGCACCACCTCGTTCGGGTCATGGCTGCCAGAAGCACTCCAAACCATCCCTAGTGGGACGGCAGAACTTTACACCGCACATGACTTCGTTGCGATATTCCGCCACACCGAGAAGGACCATCTTCTCCTAGTGATGGACAAGAGGAGTGAGTAGTATGAAGATACTTCGATGCCTGTGTGGTTGGCAAGGCCCGGATGATGTTTACAGGTTCAACGGCAAGCCTACCTGCCCTCTGTGCAGCAGAGAAATATTTCCAATGAAATGTGATGGGTGTTCAGAATGATAGTCGAGGACTACTATGAAAATGGTGACACTCCTATCCTCTACACGCGTTACAGGGACAGCGAGGGCGACCTCGTTGAGAACACAGTGAAGGGATACAAGCCCTACTTCTGGATACCAGCGAGCGTGGGAGACTACAGACGACGCAGGCTGGTGACCAGATACCCGGGCACTCGTATCACAGACGAGGTTGCAGTGGGACTGGACGACATGCCACTCATCAAGGTGGAAGCCGAGTCGCCCTTCGATATCATCAGCATGAGACAGGAGTTCGACAGGACTTACGAGGCTGATGTCAGGTTCACAGACAGGTGGCTCATCGACAACGTCCACGACATGCCAGACTGGAAGCCACGCAAGTGGTGGTTTGACATCGAAGCAGACCCAACCGAGCGGTTCACTACCATCATCGCTGTGATAGACAGTGACTTAGACACTCCAGTGGTGTTCGCATGGGCAGATGAGCGGACTAACTGCTCTTACGGTGACCCTGCCCTAGGCATACAAAGGACTCGCACTGTACGGGGCATCGAATACACTCTACACATCTATAGTAGCGAGAGTGATTTGCATGAGGAGTTCGTTGAGTTCCTACAAGAGCGTGACCCTGACATGCTGATAGCACACGCAGGGTCTTGGTTTGACATACCTCACCTGATTGAGAGGATACCTAACCCACAAAGACTCAGCCCAGTGGGTCAGATACGTAAGATAACGCAGGGCAAGGACCGCTACGACCCCACCGACCAGCCCATCGTAGGACGATGGCAGTTTGACACAGCAGCACAGGCTAGCAGTGGGACTGGGTTCGAGCGAGTCTGGAAGGACAGTGGTGGCGGGCAACTACCCTCACTCAAACTGAATGACATCGCTGAGACTGTGGGGCTGGGGTCCAAACTCACTGAGGAAATAGAAGGGATGGACGTACACAATGGCTGGTATGAATACTGGGATGACTTCGTGGACTACTGCTTGCTAGACACCCACCTACTCAGGGGCATCGACGAGGCACGGAACGTGACTGACTTCTACATACAGATGGTCCGACTCTGCGGAGTGACCCTACCCTCAGCGTGCAACGTGACTAACTTCGCACGAGGCCTCCTGTCCAGAAGGACACACAAGAAGGCCCCCACTCGCTTCAGAGCAGACAAGTTAGACCTAGCAGGCGCTGAGGTAGGACTGAACTGCGTCACTGGCTTTCATGAGAAGGTGGCAGTGTTAGACTTCAAGGGGCTGTACCCCTCTCTCATCCTAGGCAACAACCTATCCTACGAGACCAAGAGGGACGGTCCGGGTGAGAACATCATCCAACTTGAGAATGGTTCCTACTGGGACCAATCAGAGCAGGGACTGCTCCCTTCTGTGATAGAGTACCTGTTCGAGTACCGTACTGAGTGCAAGCAACGCATGCGAGACGCCAAGAGCCCAGAAGAAAGGGCTGCTTGGAACACCACTCAAATGGCAATCAAGCGTGTCATGGCCTCACTCTACGGGATGACCGCACACGTTGGCTACGGCTGGGCTGATGGGGACATCGCCCAAGCCATCACCCATGAGGGTAGAAGGTGCATTAGACTACTCGATAGTGTGGCTACCACCTACGGATACGAGTGCCTGTACGGTCATACTGACTCGGCGTTCGTCAAAGTCCCTACGGTAGAAGAGGCTCACGCCTTGGCAGAACGCATCACTGCAGCAGTGCAAGGTGACACGGGGAACGTCATGCTCTTCGCAGAACTCGAAGTGTGGATGCCTTACTGGTTACTCACCAAGAAGAATCGGTATGTCGGTAGGGTGGGTTGGCCTGAGGAAGACGCAGGCAAACTCAAGGTCGCTGGGTTCGGAATGAAAGCATCCAACACTGCACCCATCTCCAAGAGAGTACAACGAGGTGTCTTCGAGTTGGTATGCAATGGAGCCAGTGAGCACGAGGTCGAAGAGTTCGTACACCCCATCGCCATGAGCATCAGGAACGGTGAGGTCCCACTCCACGACGTCTCAATGAAGACTCGTCTTGGTATGCATCTCAAGGACTACAAGGTACTAGGTGGTGCTTCCAAGGCCGCCGACGAGTACAACAAGAACATGCCAGGTAAGAAGTTCGGCAAGGGTGACTCGGTCCCTTGGACCTACATCGTGGAACAACCCGGCACCATAGCCTACCGGGAACCCAGTGATTTGGAAGGCTTTACCCTCGACTCAACAGTGATTCTTAAGA